ACCACCTAGCCATTTATTCTTCTCAGGACTCATATCCTTTAAACAACCCATACTCCAAGCAGACTTAGGCCCATCTATATGAGTTACAGAAGCTTGCTGTAATCCATGATGGTGTCCATACATTACATTAGCGCCTAACATTAAATGTGCTTTTGCATGATGCATACCTGATTTATGATGTCCATGATAATAGTGTAGTTTACCAATCTTTAACCATTTCTTAGGTTCTAAATCAGCAGAGTAATACTTATACCCTCTACCTTTTAAATCAACTGCTGTATGGAACTTATACTGAGGTAAATAAGGGTGTTCGTTAACAAACATATTACACCACTCATCATGGTTACCTCCACACAAATACTTTTCTGTGCAGTTTACTTTATCTAAAGATTCATCTATACTGTCAAGAAGCTCGTTAACATTTTTTACATCTCTGTCAACTCTAGGTATAATGTACTCTAATGGCGGTTTTTTCTTAGCTTTCCATTGCCAATGAGATACACTTCCCCATTCACCTACATCGCCTAAATCTATATAAGCATCAGGCTTTATTATTTCTATTGCTTTTTTTACTACCTTTATTGCTGCCTTATCTTGCAAAGGTGCATGTTTGTCTGGTGTGACTATTACACGCTTTAAAACGCCTTTGTCTTTTGACATAAGTCTCCTTAGTTTAGTTCTTTGTCTGTTTCACCCCAATCGTTGGGATTAGTCCAAGCGGAAGTCGCGCCCTCCAAAAGTTCTAAGGTTTTTGTTCTACCTAATTTTAAGAATCTATCTCCACATTTAACACATTGCCATAAAATAGAACTGTCATGAGTTCCTATTATTTCCAAACCTGCAATAGATTTTTTACCGCAAGAAGGACATTTTTTAGGCTTTGTTTTATATTGTTTAGTACTTTCAACACCAATTCTTTCAACTATATCTCCAGTCTCTTTATCAGTTATATCGTTAAGTAGAACAAATAATTTCTCTATCATTACTTCATTATAGCTTCTTTTACCACTTCTTCAACAGAATCATATATTGCTGTAATAATTTTTTCTTCTGTTTTTTCTGAGATAATAGGTATGTCTACATTATCGTTTAATTTAGTGATTATTTTTTCTTTCATCTCATCGTTAAATATGTAATCAACTACCATTTCTTTTAAATCCATTTGTTCTCCTATTAAAATTCCTGCGGCCTTATAAAGCCAGTTCCTGTTTTTGTTCTTTCGAATTTTCTTATTCTTTTTACACCCATCATAAAATCATCCATAAATACTTGATATGCTTGCATATCTAATTTAGGAGGAAATTTATAACCATAAGCTATTGCTCCAGTTGCCAATATTTCATGATATTGCTCAGGTATATCTTTTAAAGGCCCTACAGTTGATAGCATTGCATCATCTTGGTCTGTTCCTGATGCTGCTTGTGTAAACCTACTTCCAAATGTAGTTGCGTATATTCTTATATTAGAAGTTCCCGATATTGAACAGGACTGATAATCACTTGTTCTTCCGTCTTTAGTTATTGCATTAACTACTTTTTCTACTATACCAAGCCTATAAGTTTTTGAAGTACTAGAAGAAGAGTCATATTTGCTAAACATCCACATTCTTTTATTAGCTGAATTTGAGTCAGGAGTTGTTAAAGCAGTATCTGAACTATCTTCTGGAACTACAAATTCATCATCATCTATAATAGGTTCACCTATTAGTTTAGGTATTTTTACATCATTAAAAAATACTTTATCTATTTCCATTATTGTAGAATCTAAATTGTACCATCTTTGTCCTGCAACAGAATTTAATGTAAAGGTTTTCTTAGTTATATCAGTTTCTTCAGCTATTCTATCTGCAGCCAACTCAATATACATTTCATATTGCCTACCAGACAAATTAGGATGATGCATTTTTATAATTTCAGTTATCTGTAATTTATTCATTATTTTAGACTTTTATCAATTAAACCATATTTATTTGTTATCATAGCCACTTGCAATCCTTTTTCTGCTAGAAGACCTTCTGATTGACTTTG